TGTTTCCTGCATACTTCTTAGGTCAGTACCCCGAAAAGAAAATCATTATGGCCACGCATACTGCTGGTTTGTCGGAGGACTTTGGACGGAGAGTGAGGAATTTAATTGATTCGGATGAATACAAAGCGGTGTTCCCCAACACAGTCGTTGCTGACGACCAAAAAGCAGCGGGAAAATGGTCTACTAGCGCTGGGGGTCAGTACTATGCTGCTGGTGTTGGGGGTGCTCTCGCCGGTAGGGGCGCTGATCTTTTTGTTATTGACGACCCTCATTCTGAACAGGATATGAAGGCAAACTCAAGGCTAGCATTTGATAGTGCTTGGTCTTGGTTTCAAACTGGTCCGCTACAACGTTTAATGCCGGGGGGTGCGATCATAGTAATTATGACTCGCTGGTCTTTGCTCGATCTTACTGGGCGGATTGTCGACTACAACATAAAAAACCCACACACGACCCCATGGGAGATAGTTGAACTCCCGGCTATCCTCAACGAAGATACAGAAAAAGAGAAGTCACTTTGGCCAGAGCAGTGGCCGCTAGAAACATTAAAGGCTACTAAGGCAGTACTAGATCCACGGTATTGGAACGCTCAGTATATGCAGAACCCGACTAGCGATATGAGCGCTATCATCGGGCGAAAAGACTGGCAGATTTGGGAAGACGAGAATCCCCCGCAGGTTGAGTACGTCATACAGTCTTGGGATACGGCGTTTGAAACAAAGACTTCTGCCGACTATTCGGCATGTACAACCTGGGGAGTTTGGTACAACGAGGAGGACAATATGTCCCCCAACATCATCTTACTTGATGCGTTTAAAGACCGGATGGCGTTCCCAGAACTTAAGCAAACCGCCCTAAAACACTACAAGGAGTGGGAGCCTGACGCGTTCATAGTGGAGAAAAAAGCCGCTGGAGCACCGCTGATTCAAGAACTGCGGATGCTAGGTATTCCCGTAGAAGAGTTCAGTCCGTCGCGTGGAAACGATAAGATGGTGCGTTTGAATGCTGTGGCGGATCTGTTTACTAGCGGTAAAGTATGGGCACCCGATAGGCGGTGGGCTAGGGACGTGATAGAAGAAGTAGCGTCATTCCCAGTTGGCGAGCACGATGACTTTGTGGATACGACAACCCAGGCCTTGATGCGCTATCGCAGAGGCGGATTTATTAGTTTGGACTCGGATGAAAAAGATGACATGATGTACAAGTACAGACGAAAGGCTGCGTATTACTGATGTTTAAAAACCTGTATTGGCGGTTTGAAAAAGCCATAAGCCCCGAGTTTTGTAACCTGGTCTTGAAAGAAACAGATTGGAATACGGCTGTTACTGCTGGCGTTGGCGCAGGTATGGACCCCACTAAACCCTCATCAGTTAAAGATACGATGCGCAAAACTGATATAGTGTGGGTACCACTGGAGACTCCAATCGCTTGCGTAGCCCAAACCTATATAAATTATGCTAATGGCTTAGCCGCATGGAACTTTTCAGTGGCCTTTATTGAGCAGATGCAAATTGGTAAGTATGGGCAAGATGGTCACTATGATTGGCACTATGATGTGTTTCACCCAGACCAAAACAACTTGCAGCGCAAGCTAAGTATTAGTATTTTATTAAACGACCCTTTAGAATATGAGGGCGGTGAATTACAATTAGAGGGTGTAGAAGACGCTAACTTACTAAAAAGTCAAGGCGATATAGTTGTTTTTCCGTCTTTTATTAAACATAGAGTCGCTCCAGTTGTTAGCGGCGTTAGATATTCAGCAGTCACTTGGGCCCTTGGCCCGGCTTTTAAATAGGAAATAGATATGCCAGTAGATAAGGGTTTATACCAAGCACCCAAGGGACTAGAAGCCCTAACTCAAGATCAAGAACCAGACATTGAAATTGAAGTTGAAGATCCAGAAGCAATGCACATCCACACAGCTGGATTTGATCTTAACATTGAAAAAATGGATGAAGAAGACGGCAGCGAAGAGTTTAATCAAAACCTAGCTGAAGAAATGGATGGTGGCGCCCTTGAAAGTTTGGCTAGCGAACTATCTGGTGATATTGATAACGATATTAGTTCCCGCAAAGACTGGGAACAGATGTACAAAGACGGTATTACGTTGCTTGGTTTAAAGTTTGAAGAGCGCGTAGAACCATGGGACGGCGCTTGTGGCGTGTTCCACCCAATGATTACTGAGGCGGTTGTACGGTTTCAAGCTGAAGCCATTATGGAGACTTTCCCAGCTAAAGGCCCAGTAAGAACTCAGATTATCGGTAAAGAAACCCGCGAGAAAATGGAAGCGGCTCAGCGTGTTGAAGCTGACATGAACTACCAGCTCACAGAGAAGATGCCTGAGTTCCGTAATGAGCACGAGCGGATGTTGTGGAACTTGCCATCAGCCGGTTCTGCGTTTAAAAAGGTCTACTACGACCCAAGCATTGGCCGCCAGGTTTCTATTTTTATTCCTGCAGAAGATATTGTTTTGCCATATGGCGCTAGTGAGATTGCCTCATGCCACCGCGTAACACACCGGATGCGCAAGACCAAGCAGGACATTATTAAGTTACAGCGCGCTGGCTTTTACATGGACGTTGAACTTGGCGAACCACAAAAGTTCCGCACTGAGATTCAAGAAAAGAAAGATAAAGAAACAGGTTTTACAGCTACGTATGACGACCGCTTTGAATTGTATGAAGCTCACGTTGACTTAGACTTGCCTGGCTTTGAAGATAAGGATGAAAATGGTGAAGAAACTGGTATCGCGCTTCCGTATGTGGTCACTATGGTACGGGGCACAAATCAAATTTTGGCGATTCGTCGCAATTGGAAAGAAGAAGATCCTCTCTGTCTTAAACGCCAGCATTTCGTTCATTACCAGTACATACCCGGTTACGGTGCTTATGGCTTTGGCTTGTTCCATCTTATTGGTGGTTTTGCTAAGTCAGCTACTTCCATCTTGCGCCAGCTTGTCGATGCCGGAACCTTATCGAATTTGCCGGGTGGTCTAAAAAGCCGTGGTTTAAGAATTAAGGGTGACGATACCCCAATCGCTCCAGGTGAGTTTAGGGACGTTGATGTTGGTAGCGGTACTATTCGTGACAACATTTTGCCACTACCTTACAAAGAGCCATCTGCTGTTTTAGCTGGCTTGATGGATAAGATTATTGAAGAAGGCCGTCGTTTTGCGGCAACTTCTGATATGCAGATTTCTGACATGTCCGCTAATGCGCCTGTTGGAACTACATTGGCAATCCTAGAAAGAACGCTAAAGGTCATGTCAGCTGTTCAGGCCCGCGTGCATTATGCATTGCGCCAAGAGTTAAAGCTCCTTGCTGGGATTATTCGTGACTACACAGACGAGGACTACAACTACGAGCCCGAGAGCGGCGACATGCAGGTTAAGAAAGAAGACTACAACCACGTAGATATTCTCCCTGTATCAGATCCAAATGCAGCAACTCTTTCCCAACGTGTTGTTCAGTACCAAGCGGTTATTCAACTAGCCCAGTCTGCACCTCAGATTTACAACTTACCAGAACTACACCGCCAGATGCTAGATGTGCTGGGTATTAAGAACGCGGATAAGTTAGTTCCATTGGACGACGATCAGAAGCCAAAAGATCCTGTAACAGAAAACATGGCGGCCCTCAAAGGCAAACCAATGAAAGCATTTATGTTCCAGGACCACGAGGCTCATATTAAAGTCCACCAGATGGCTATGCAAGACCCAATCGTTCAAAAACTTATTGGCCAAAACCCAATGGCACAAGCCATCATGGGCGCGATGCAAGCGCATATTGCTGAACACGTTGGTTACGCATACCGTAAAAAGATTGAAGACGCTATGGGCGCGGCATTACCGTCACCAGAAGACAACTTACCACCAGACTTGGAAGTTCAGTTATCCCGTTTGGTGGCGCAAGCTGCTCCTCAAGTATTGGCTCAATCACAAGCTATGGCTTCTCAACAGCAAGCCCAGCAAAATGCGCAAGACCCAGTACTGCAAGCTGAGCTTTTAGACCAGCAAGTTAAACAGGGTGAGTTGCAACGTAAGATTGCCAAAGATAAGACTGATGCCCAGATTAAACAGCAACAGTTGGCTTTGGAAGCTCAAAAGATTAAACAAGAAGCGTTTAATAAAACGGCAAATATTATGTTGCAAGCTGAAGATAAGCGTGTTGGCGGCCACAAAGCTACCGCTGACGTTGCTATACAGGCGGCTCAACTACAACAACAAGATAAGCATCACACTATTGATACAGCAGCAAATGCAGGTCAACAGCAGCAAAAACCTAAAGGGGGCACTAAAGAGTGATGGACTTACTTACGGCCGATTTCATAGCCGCACTGCGTGACAAGTTGCGCACAGATATGAATAACTACACTGATGATTTGGCAAATGGTCAGTGCACAAGTTTTGAGCAGTACAAAGAGCTCTGCGGTGTGATTCGAGGCCTAGCATTTGCAGAGCGCCACTTACTTGACCTCGCTGACCTTATGAAAGAAGACAACGATGAGTGACACCATCGCACTACCCCCGCAAGGGCTTGTATTACCGGATGGCAGTTTGCATTCGCTAGAAGTAGCACCAGAATTATCAGAAATAGTAGAAGAGCCAACACCTGAAGAAGTTCAGGCGCAAATGGCTAGGCAGTTACCAGAACCACGCGGTTGGAGAATCTTATGCTCATTAGTAACGGCTACAGATCAGTACGACAGCGGCCTTCTTAAGGCAGATGAAACAAAAAAGATTGAGGAATTAACTTCTCCAGTCCTATTTGTTTTAAAAATGGGCGATCTGGCATACAAAGACGAAGAGAAATTTCCATCAGGACCTTGGTGTAAAGAAGGCGATTTTGTTATTACGCGCCCCTATACAGGAACAAGAATTCTGATTTATGGAAAAGAATTTCGTGTTATTTACGACGACCAAGTAGAAGCAGTGGTCGAAGACCCCCGCGGAATTACCCGCGCTTAAAGGAGCAGATATGACTTATAAATTTCCCGATGAAAACGAAGATTTTGATAAAAAGCCTGACGTTGAACTAGATGTAACTGCTGAAGGCGATGTTGTTGAAGCGGATATCATTGTTGAAGATGATACCCCTGAACAAGACCGCAAGGCCCAGCCGCTAAACCGTGAAGTTGAAGATCCCACTGATGATGAGATCGAAGGCTACACAAAAGGCGTCCAATCCCGCATTAAAGAGTTAACCCATGCCCGTCATGACGAGCGCCGTGCAAAAGAAGCAGCGCAGCGCGAGCGCGAAGAGGCCATTCGGTTAGCCCAGCAGGCAATAGAAGAAAATAAAAAGCTGAAGCAGTATGTTCAGACTGGTGAGACTTCTTATCAAGAGATGATGCGCGAAAAAGCCGAAGCTGAACTAGCTATGGCCCGCGATAAGTTTAAAAAAGCATCTGAAGACTACGACTCAGAAGCTCTTCTTGCTGCTCAAGAGGCGTTGACGGAAGCTAAGATGAAAATTGAAGCTGCAAAAAATTTTCGTCCAACCCCTTTACAAGATAAAGAAAATGATGTACAAATACAACATACGGCTCCAGATGTACCTAGACCCGACGAAAAAACCTTGCGCTGGCAAGCCAAAAACCAGTGGTTCGGTTCTCCTGGGTACGAAGAGATGACGGCCTTTGCATTAGGCTTACATCAAAAATTGGTTGCCACGGGTTATGACCCGCGTAGTGAAGAATATTTCGAGAAAATTGACTCTCGCTTAAAGTCTGTGTTCCCTGATTTGCTTCAGGACGACGAACCAGCTAGCCGAAAAACCGGTGAACCTAGTAAAAAGCCAGCAACAGTAGTGGCTTCTGCTACCCGTTCAACGGGAGCAAAGAAAACTATCAAACTTACAGCAACCCAAGCAGCGCTCGCTGATAAGTTAGGTATCCCACGTGAATTGTATGCTAAGGAATTTTTAAAACAGGAGGCCCGTAATGGCTAATACTCGTAAAACACGCGATATCGAGACTCGCGAAAAAGACTCAACCCGTCCAATCTACCGCCCAGCGGCTACTCTACCTGATCCTACTCCAGAACCTGGATATAGTTTTAGATGGGTTGCTAAAGAGGTACTAGGACAGGCGAATCCAACCAACATGTCACAGAAATTCCGTGATGGCTGGGTTCCAGTTAAAGCTGTAGATCATCCCGAACTTATGATTGTGGGTGATCCAAATGGAAACGTTGAGATCGGTGGTTTGATCTTGTGCAAAATCTTAACTGAGCAACTCGAAGCACAAAAAGAGTACTACGAGAAGCAAGCACAAGACCAAATGAATTCGGTTGATAACCATTTCATGCGTAATAACGATGCACGTATGCCTTTATACAGTGAGCGTAAAAGTTCAGTAAGTAAGGGTGGCGGCTTCGGAAGCGGTACACGATAAATAATTTTTTAGGAGACCTTTATGTCTACAGTATCAAGTCCTTATGGACTAAAACCTGTTAGCCTAATTGGCGGTCAATCCTTTACTGGCGGCACAATCCGCGAGTATCTTTTGACCACAAATAACACCGCGCCAATTTACACTGGCGACTTGGTGCAATTAGGCGCATCTGCAGCTGGGCAACCAACTGTTGTAACTTCCACACCAACTACTAGCACTGCTGGTATCGCTGGTGTTTGCGTTGGCGTTCGTTACCAGTTATCTGGTCAGCAACTCGGCTATCCTTTGTATGCAGAATATCTGCCTGCAAACGCTGTAACTGCTGGTTACACCAACATTTTCATTCGCGTAGTAGAAGATCCAGATCAACTGTATCAAGTACAGTCTTTGGGTTCTGTTGGCTATGGTTCTATCGGTAAGACTGTTGCTTTGGCAAACTTCACTGGTGGTACAAGCTCTACAACTGGTAATAGCACTTCTGGTAACTCAGTTGTTGCATTGTCAGCTACTATTGCTAATACAAGCGCGTTGGCTGTTAAGATTGTTGACTTGGTTAACTCCAGCTCCACTTTCGGCGGCAACTTCCCATCTAACCCCGGTGACGCATATACCGATTGCATCGTTAAGTTGAACTTTGGCGTGCATCAGTATTATCAGTCCGCTGGTACAACAGCTTAATAAAGGAGCTATAAC